CTATTTAAAAGTAATATGTATTAGTAATACTTAGTACTAATGCATAGTACTTACTGTATAGACTATATAGATTAGTATACCACACGTCGAGGCTTTTTGCCACCACTCTTGTCGGTAGTATTACCTCTTGATTTAGTACGCGGCTTATGCGTCCTAACATACCGTCTTGTATTTCTGGTCACGATACTCCTCCTTTACGTCGTTAATATGATCCAAGAAAGCACGTAGCTTACCTGAACGCTTGAGTTTTTGCAGCGCCTGATACTCAATGTTACGCACCATCTGACGACTGATACCTAGCTCATCAGCAATCTCCTGATGCGTCATGTAGTAGTCAAGATAACTACCCCTCTTCGCCACTATCCCTCTCCTCTTTGTACGCATCTATGTCATCGACATACTCATCTGCGTAGTCCCAAATACAACGATCACCGTCCCAATAATCTTGGTAGTCGTCGTGCCATACTTCCCACTGTTCACGTTCCATAAGCCCTCCTACTTCTCGTGTTCAATGATCACCTTAGTGGTGTCACGCTTATAACATAATAAACAATCCATACACTTCTGTCCAGTACAGTTAGCTTCTCCGTCGAACTCCTCCGATACGTTGTTAAATACACGGTCGAACCCACGCGGTGGCTTTGTCATTATCCTGTCAACAATAGGATTACTATAAACCAGAATCATATTACTAGGCACTAGATGTAGATTAGGACGTACATAATCCACACGCTTAGTCCACAACGCAAACGTAGAGTGCTTGTTGTCTTCAGCTATCGCACAAAAGTTGCGGAAGTGTTGCTCATTTATCAGCTCTCCATGCCCATGAAACCGCACAAATGCACCGGAGGTACGAGGCAGAATGAACTCAGCATCACTCGCGAGTATGTCACTATTCCTCTGGAATGCAGGCGCACAGTTCTTCCTATAACTAGAAAGCATACCAACACTGTAACACTTACCACATATACGCTTGGGGTCTTTCTTCTTAGACTCCCTGATACAGAACTCGTTTGTTAACGTATTGGTATTGATTGCTTGTATACCTTCCAGCTTGCCTGACATCTTACTAAGACTAGGCATCGGGTTCATACACCACCTCCTCTTTGACTACACGGCACTCTTCGCCGTCCTTGATGTAACTATCGCAGAAGTACTTTGCATTGTCAAGCGTGGAGAAGTGGTCACTACCATCAGGCGATCTCTCTACCCATTCCCACACATTAAGATCAAACTTCTGCACTATGTAGTATGTATCAATAGCCATCAGTCGTCCTCCCATTCATCTAAATTTAATTGCAGTACGAGATACGGAACAATCTTTAGCTTGCCGTCTTCGTTACGATAAACCTTACACTCAGTTGCTTTCTGACTTTTACGAACGTAGTACATAACATCGTCGTACTTTGGTTTGTAATCAGAAAGTCTCTTGACTACTCTCTCGACAACCCAATCACCGTCAGTATCTTTAGGGGTATGAATATAGTACACGTTACACCTCCACATCATAGATTTTAGTACTGGTCTCTTCATCTTCACGGCGCTCAAGAGCCACGTCATCCTCAGACCAATCGATAGGACAATCCAACTCACTGATAGCGTAGTCCATTGCAGCTTGCTCCGCATCACACTCATCTGATGCCTTCACATACACACGCTTTGTAACAGTAACAGTCACATCATAGGCATAGACATGCTCTTTCAGTAAGTCCTGAATGTCATCGATCTTACGCACTGCATCGTGGAGTAATACTTCTAGCTCCTCGAACGCATCACAGTACGGACTGTTGACAATGTCGTACTCAATGGCACCACGTATTGCATTGAGGCACCGACGATGCTCCGTTAGTTGTTCTTTACTGGTTAATAAATAATCACTCATTGTGTCATCTCCTCTAGTTGATTAACAATCTTATCAGCATACTCATTCGCTGAATAGTCACTGATTACTTCTATGGCTTCGCTGGTGCTCGTGACGTTTCCATACACAAACCAAAACGACCCCACATACCTATCAAGCTTATCACTCCACACACGAATGACATCGGTGTCACACTGACCCATACCGTCCAGCACTGTGAAATGCTCACGAGACTTCAGTACATCGTAGTACTCATCGTCACCACGTACACTGATGCTCTTGTCTGGATCACGTAGCACCACGTCAACAAAGTACTCCGCTACTTTTCTCTCTGCAAAATGCATATCACTTCTCCTCTATGCAACATTCAACACACATATAGGCACCAGTACGATTACCTATAAGTATCTCCCTCGTCCACGTATCCTCATCAGGGAATACATCCTGAACTAACCTCGATCTGTCACCAGTGTATTCCCTCCACGAAAGCGTGTCAACTAGGCAAGCGTCCGTATCACCACACAACAGACACTTAGCCATCACCCTTGTCTTGTCAAACAACTGAACTACTTTTCCCATAGTACTTCTCCATTAGCTCTTCCACGTTATCGTGCCAACAACACACACAAATGCAGTCACCATTATCTTCTTGGTAGACATCCTGTTCACTGCGGAACCACTCATCGCATACAACACACTCAAAGATCATACTCATGCATAGATACTCCTGTATAGATCAGTGCAAGAAGAACAATAACAATGATTGCTCCACCCAAATTCATAAACCTCTCTTGATCAGGCGTTAACATTAGAACATCTCCTCTGCTATCTCTAACATCATCTCAATATCGTCGGGACTACTCCACTCATCAGGATACGGTGACATATCTTGCGCCACACGTATTAACTCCATCATCTCAGGTGGATAGATAGGGCTGTGCTTACACGTCATCAGTGGCGGCTCGAAACCAAACGCACCACACCCATGCTTAACAAACAACTGAACAGCATCCTTGTAAGACACGTCTTCCATATCATGCAACTCGTCATGATCCCACGGTTCACCACAATGTCTGCAATGAATATCCATTGTCACTCCTCCTATGAATTAACACGACCATCTGGCTCGATGGCTAAGAACATACCACACCACTTAACAACAATCGCAGGATCACACACCATCTTCTCAGCACTGCGTCTGAACTGACGGTACGTCATACCCTGATCAGCTTGTCTCCACTTACGCAACAATGCCTGTTGCTGACCTTTCGTTATCTTAAGCATCACTCCACTTCTCCTCATCAATAACATCCAGAAGATCCATACGCAGATCAGCAAGCGTATCGAATATATCAGGGTACCTGTCGAGTAATATTTCTACATGGTCCTTGCTTACAAACTCGGATGACATTACATCAACAGCAGCACGCAAAGCATCCAACTTTTTCTGTGCATTTTTCATTAGTCAAACCTCCCCACACGTTGATGACCTACGCTATCCTTGATGCCGAATATAGAATGAGGATACGCCCACATTGTCCACCCACCAAACGACACAGTAGCGAATGGCTCAAGTGGATCATCATCTGGCGCATGGTACACACCATCATCATCTATCTCACCACGCCAGACTTGGTCATCGAAACCACCCATTCCGTACATATCGTTCATCTCATCGGCAACGGTACCGATACCACCACCTTGAAACCTTGCCGCGATAACGCCCTGCGTAAAGAATGCAGGCACGAGACCTAACCGCTCACGATCTTCTCGACCGCTTAAGAATTGAATCTTCATTGTGTAACCCTCTCAAAAATTAATCTGGATTAATTAATGTCGGCATATAAACAGAATGAATACCCGACACACCTATTATCTCAAATATGAATAATGGTGTCAAGCGCACCCACCACCCCATAGTGTCAAGCGTAAATGATGGGCACAAAAAAACCGCCCGAAGGCGGCTGAAGTTTTGGACTTGGTGCGGTGTTAGCTAGCGTCGCGGTGTAGGTCTATTGATACCTGTGCGAGATACTGTGCGATTTCCATTTTAGTGTGCCCATTGTCGAACGCCTTCTGAAGGAATTCAGAGAACAAATGCTGTATTTCGGGCGCATCTTTCGCTAGTGGCTCGTTAGATTCAGATTCAGCCGCTACCTCTTCATCACTGGCAACGTCGTCGGTCGGCACTGCTAGGCCTTCGTAGCACGTTTTCAGTGATGTAGAGCTTGCCGCTGACGCTACCATCTCGAGAGTGGCGATGCCGTCTTCGACCGTATTGATGTCGTGGTACTCAGACAGCTTTTTGTCCAGATTGGCCGCTACCTTAACCAATCGCATGACCTGTGACGCCTGTACTTTCGCTGACGACTCCTCGTTACCCGCTTCAATGTATTGGGCAATGATGCTGGCTCGTAGTGGCTTGAGATCCGCCTTTGTGATGCCCGATCGCGCCGCCTTGATTACCTCGTTGCAGACTTTGTCGAGCGTAGACTCGTTGGCCTTGGCGATAGCTTCGTCGCCCTTGATCATGGCCTTTGCGATTCGTGTTCCTAGAGTTTCAATATTTGACATGAGAATGATTCCTATTTAGTTATGTCGCGCGGTATTGCCCGACAACCGAATGTTAGTCGATCTGGTTTTTCACGTCAAGCGGTAGAGAATTAATCCAGATTAATTTTTAACCTATGTGGAACCCGCACCAACACTCACTCTCAGACTTTTTATTGGCCTATGCCGATCTATAAAAGTTTTTTGTTGATATGTGAAAATTTAGATAGACGGGGGAGGGGAAACGACACAACAACATGCGGAGTGTCCTACCTAGACACAAAAAAGAGTGAAATTGGAAGTCTTTACTACTAGTACTTTTAGTTATATATCAAAGAGTTGTAATAATTCTAAGACATA